TCAGGCGTAGGCGATGGCGCCCTTGCCGACCCCTTCATAGGCGACAATCTTGACGAACTTGTCCCCTACCTGCTTCTTCACCTCGCGGGCGATGTAGTGGGCCAGCAGCTCGATGGTGGTGTCGGTGTCGATCATCTCCACCTCCGCCGCCGGCATGGCGAGCTGGAACAGCCCCTGGGGCGCCACGTACTTGAAGCCGATGTAGTGAGCGTCCCCTTCTTTCAGTGACGCCTCGGCCCGCTCGCTCAGGACGAGTTCGCCAAGGGCCACCCTGTCCTCTTCGGTGCCCAGGTAGATGTCGGCCCAGCGCTCCGCCCAGTTGAACTCCAGCTCCTCGTCACGCTCTCCATCCACCAAGATCTCGATGGGAGAGCGGTGGCCGTGGGCGATGCGCTGGCAGTTGCCGTCGTGCTTCTTGAGGCCGTGGCTGTAGTGGTAGAAGGCGCCCTCGATGCGCTCCGAGCGCAACGTCAGGGAGAGATCCTTGATGTTGCCGGGCAGACGCTTGGCCAGTACCCCCAGCAGATAGCGGGTCACCGACTCCTTATCCACCTGGGGGGCGGGAATGAAGGCGAAGCCCTGGGCCGGGCAGCGCAGGTGGATGGCGCGACCCGGACGCAGCAGATCCACGGTGCTCTCGTCGTTCTCCAGCGCGTGGACATGGACCAGGGAACATTCCGTCGGCACCAGCAGCTTGTGATCCACCTCTTCATCGATGATCGACTTGATGAGTTTCTTCACCCGACCGAAGTCCAGCAGCATGCTCATCTCGTTGAGCTCACCGCTCATCTCGATGTCCACCAGCCAGCTCTCGCCCACCATGCCGCGGCGCTCGCATAAATAGCTGGAATCGATCACAGTCAAATCTCTAACAAATAACTTCATTACTCAGGCCTTGCTACAGAGAAAGTGCAGTTTGCGATATTATGACCCCGGATTATCGGCAAAGGAATGATTGATTTCTATCAGGATCCATTGCCAAGCCGCTTGGCATAAGGCTTGAGGCCAGTTTTATTGCCTCGGATGTATCCCATCAAACACCGCATTTCCCCGTATTTTACCCCTCTTTTTGCCCCAAAAATGCCCCAAGAAATTACCTAAGAATCTCGTATCACGCAGGCATAGAAAAGCCCGCGCAGTGGCGGGCCAATCCGAATCCTTCCGCATCACGCTGACACGGTGGCTTCATCGCGAAGTTTTTCCAGAATGCGCGCGATCTTGCTCTCCTCCTCAGGCGCCAGGTCCAGCGTCTCAACAAACTCTTCCAGTTCGCTTAGCAGTGATTCCATCCGATTTCCTCCTAGCTCTCCCAGTCTCTCGACTGTGAAATACTGTATATCCATACAGCACATTTCTTGAATTTATCATTTTTGGACTGATTTGGGTATTAAAAATGGGGCCATAGCCCCATCAGTATCATTCAGCTAGGTCAGGAATCAGACGCAGTATCCTGTCACCAAGAGCCCTGCGCTCCTGGGGACAGAGATCGATAACCTCCAACTCCCCCAGCAGTGCATTCAACTCAACCTGTAGTTGGGCGGCACTCATTGCACACCTCCTACACTGAACTGCTGGGCTAACTTCGTAAGCCCCTTCGGGGTGATGCGAACCTGCTCACAAAGGCGCTCACCGCCATCAGCCAAGGGCACCATCGTCACCTTGTGCTCAAGCAGCCCCTGCTGCACTTAGTCTTGGTCACTGCTTGCCAACGGCACGCTTGTAGATCCAGCGCTGGCTGCAGAGGTGCTGGTTGAACTTCCTCGGCTGTTACTGCAACGCCTTGGCAGCCTCGGTCAGATTCAGTAAACCTTCGGCCACAGCGATCCGCTCCAACTCGTGATTGCCTGCCTCCAGGCGCAGCGTTCTTGCTCGGGCTGCATGGCGATCTGCACTTTCACTGCCACTCGACATTGTCCTCACAGCCCATGAGATCGACAAAGATGATCCTCGCTACACCCCTTACGTTCGACGCGAGGAAAAACAGGAAGTGCTTGACTACATCAGACAGGAAATGATTAACAAGAAGAGCTGATGTGATCGCAATCACTGACGCACAGCCTCAAACGATGCAGCATTTGAATTTTGCAGATAGAGAAGGAGAATCTTGATGCGTGTAGCATTCATCGCAGCGCTGGTGCTTTTGTCTGGTTCAGTATCAGCAGACTGCATTGGAACTGGTAACTTTAAGACCTGCTATGACGATAGCGGGAATACATATACAGTTCAGAAATTTGGCAACTCTACTTATGTCAACGGACAGAACCCCAGCACGGGATCAAGCTGGAATCAGCAGAGCCAGCGACTTGGCAATAGTACCTATACCACCGGCCAGGATGCTGATGGTAATTCTTGGAACAGCACTGCTACAAGAGTTGGAAATTCAACCATCATCAACGGTACAGATAGTGATGGCAATGCTTTCAGTCAGACCTGTAATGAATATGGCTGCTACTAGCTATTCACCAAACTGATATCAACACATTCAATGCAAATCCAACCAGAGCAATAAAAAAGCTGAATGCCATAAAGTCATCCAGATCGCTCCGGCTGGGTGTACAGATCTAGTTATCACCTGACACCGGCCTCAAACCGGTGTCTTGTTTACGCTACTTTAGTGCGCACTTCCTTCGGTATCAATTTCAGACCCTTTTTGAACATGCTGTAGGGAGTCTGTCCTTCCATCATCCTGCCCTGATGTGGCCGCTGGGTGTTGTAGTGCTCCAGGTAGCTATCCAGGTCTGTCTGCATCTGCTCTACCGACTCATACCAGGTCGTTCTCCCCTTGATACGGAAGTGTTCATCCAGCAGTGTGCGATGCAGTCGCTCGATAAAACCGTTGCTCTGCGGCCTGCGTACCTTGGTTGTCCGGTGTTCAATTCCCTCCAGTTGCAGAAACAGCTCGTAGGGATGATGGTCAGGGCGCCCACAGAACTCGCGCCCGTTGTCCGACAGGATGGTATAGACCCGCGCCTCATGGGCTTCGAAGAACGGCAATACCGTTTCATTGAGCACATGAACCGAGGTCACCGGCAGCTTGCTGGTGTAGAGCCGTCCCCAGGCGTGGCGGCTGTAGCAGTCCAGTACGGTTTGCAGATACACCTTGCCCACCCCCTTGAGTGCGCCGACGAAGAAGGTGTCGACCGCCACCAGTTCCCCGGTGTAGTGAACCTCAATTTGGCGTTCGCGAAACTCGGGGCTGAAGCGCTCGAGCAGGCGGATCTGCTCGTCATTGAGCTCAATCGTCTGTTCCCTGTGGGTTTTCTCGAGGCGCAACAAGCGGTCATGCTTGGAGAGCAAGTCGTGACGTTGCCACACGCCACGCACACCGCCTGCACTGACGTTGATGCCTTGCAGAGCCAGTTCTTGGGCGACCCGCAGCGGGCCATGGGTTGGTCTGGTGAGAGAGTAATCGAGGATAGCCTGTTCAATCTCGGGAGCGACCCGGTTGGGATGCGCCCCTTTACAGCCGGGTAGTTTGTCGAGCAAGCCCTCGGCGCCATAGGTCTGATAGTTACGGCGAATTTCGTAGAACTGCTGACGGCTGTAGCCGATGAGCTTGCAGGCTTTGCTGACGTTATTGAGCTCTTTGGCGAGCTCTAGCAGACTGAGTTTACGACGTGCTACTTTCTCGTTGGTGGTCATACGGTGACTCCGGATAACACGGTAGGGGTACCGTTTTGTTATCCGGTTTGAAGCCGTATGACCACTCCCTTTTGTGGGCAACTGTCAGGTGAATACCATCTCCATACAGGCTGGGTTTGCTGAAACACCAGCATCCTGCTGCAAAAGGAATAAGTGCTAGGGTGAAGCTGAAACTAAAAGCTTTCAGCGCCACTACCATCATTATCAGCGCAAGCAGTATCCACATGGTCTTTTCCTTCTAGAGAAAGACCTAATTTTACCTCCAATATCTGTGACGAAACCAGGGCCGGAATTCTGGACCGCCTTGCTGCCATCAACTTCACTCTCAATCTCTATCCACTTTAGAAATTTGCAAATATTGAAATATTTTCTTTTTTCTGAGTGCAAGTAGTCTTGCATCAGCCAAAGTAGTGGCACTACCCCACCCAAGAAGAAAACTACAAGGGAAAAAACAAAGTCGCCATTACTTTTGACTATCTCCGTAGATACAACCAATGATGCAATTGTAGATAAAAACAATATGAAGATTGGATTATGAAAAACACTGGATACATCAATTTTTTTAAATCTAGCATCATTCCATTCCAGTAGGTCTTTTATAGGAAGGTTAGACAGCACGCTATTCTCTTTAAAATCCGATCTGAACATACGATAGCGTGCATACAACTCTCTTTCAGATGCGGGCAACATTGAACACTCTCTAACCTCCCTGCCATTCTTCCAAGAAAGGATATAGCCTACAAGCAAAGCGAGTGTAAATTCAGAGAAAATAGTTGCCACTAAGTTGTATGCGCTCTCATAAGTTACCCAAAAGACACAAAATGACATTACTGCATAAAATGTCATGCCTGATATATACCACATGGAGTTCCCATTACGCTGCAACAAACCAATGCGACTGCACTGCTTATATATGTAAAACAATTCATTCCAATGATTAACGTAATCCATTACGGCTCCAGATAAATGTCATCTACTTCTGAGAAGTCAAATCTATTATTTCCCCCAAAGCAAACGATTTTTGTTTACTGCCAGATACACCAGGTCATTACGGCGGGCCAGCATCTCATCGATGCGCCGGCGCTTCTCTTCTGCGGTCAGTGTGCGGTCGCGCTGGATCAGCTCGATCTTGTTGCGCACCACCCGGACCTGCTGCTGAGTGCGGCTCAGGCTGCGGCGCGCCTTCAAGATCCCACCCTGCTCCTCCAGCAGCTCGCGGGCCTTATCTGTGAGCCCCTCACTGCGGTACTGGTCAACGGTGCGCTTGAGCTGGTTCACCTCGTTCAGCATCCGGTAGAACTCCTCCATGTGCTGCGTGGACTTTGCAGGGCCAGTGCCGCGGTACACCGCTTTCACCAATGGGATCTCGTCGGCCCTCCAGCTCGCGGACTCACCCGGTCGAGAGGCTCGGATCAGACCGTCAGCGGCAGCCATCACATAGCTACCCATGGTGCCGGTATAACCGATAACCAGGTGCTCAAGCTGCTTCGGCGAGAAGCCAGTGAGCTCCCCCAGCTCGCGCATCAGCAGGCTGGTCTGCTCGTTGTAGCGTGCCTCTGCCTGGACGTTCAGGTCTTGCGGACCGTCGATGGGGCCACCTCGGAAGCTGTCATAGTTAAAGGCAGCCTCTACCATCGGCTTGACGAGCTGGGGGGTTGGGTTGAGGGCGAAGGTATCACCTATCGCCCTGGCCACCGCCTTCCCAAACTGTGCTCCGGTATCCTTGTCACCCAGGGCCCGGGCCATGCGCTCGGGGATGGTACCGAACAGCACGCCAATCTCGAACGGCTTGGGGATCCGCCAATGGTGATCACCAAGCCAGAAGTGCCAGTTGGCGTCTTTATCCCAGTCCGGCAACCCTTCATAGCGCTCATCGTCCCAGTTGTGGGCCAATAGCGCCATGCTCGCTGCCGTGATCATGCCTGCGCGTTTGGCGATGGCTCTCGGGTTGTCTCGCAGCTCGCGGGTCAGCTTGCCAAGGCCCTGCACCCGGGCATTGAAGAACGGCAGCACCTGGGTCATGACCTACATGGTGCGTGAGGCACCCAGCATGGAGAAATCCATAAGGTCCTTCGACTCGAACGCCGCCTGGGCGTGGCTCTTCCCGGCCTTGATGGCAGCGTCATATACAGCTTCACGGTTCCCGTTTTCAACCGCCTCACCCACCCTGCTGTATTTCTCCCATGCGTCTGCCACCACGCCCTTGGCATGCGCCGCATTGCGGATGATGCTCTTCTCGTATCGGGCGATTTGCTCCGGGGTCATCCCCTTGCGTCGCAGCGACTTACGCACGGTATCGGCCATCGCCTCTGGGTCATTGCCATTCACATAGCCGCCCAGGAAGGAGGCTCCGCTGAACATCACGTCAATGGTGCTGCCGTCCATGCGCCAGGTTTTCCTCACCCCCTTGATGGAATCAATCATCGGCTTGAAGCCATCCTTGCTGATGGCCCAGCTGGAGAGGGAGTCGCGCAGGAAGTTGCGCAGCATGAATTCGGGAGATGCCGTGACCCCAGCAGTCAGCAGGCGCTTGGCCTTGGCCGCCACATTGACCATGGCGCCGAACGGCTTGCGGTCGAAGAAGGTCATAGCGCGATAGAGGTCCGGATCCTCAACCCGGATCATGTAGTCCTCCCCTCCAGCTTGACCATGATCCTGTCTTTGCCATTGGCAAGGGCCTGGTAATCCATCTTGTTTGGCTTCGTGATGACCTCGATGATGCCGGTGTCAGCCAGGTTCCAAATCGTCTTCTGGGCCGCCATGTTCTTCATGGAGGCGTCGATCAGCTTGGAGGTGGAGGTGAAGATGTTCTCGAGTAGGTCGTTGGTGTTGGCATCGCCCCCCTTGAGCTTCTTGATACCGGCGTTCTGGTTGGCAATGCCCCTCGGTTTGAAGGGAGCGATCACATCGCCATCGTCGGATTCACGGAAGAAGGGGATATACCACTCGCTTTCGAACTCCACCCGGGCCTCTTTGGTGAAGAGCCCAGCGTCTTGTGCCAGGTCCAGAGTGGCGGCATTGAGCCGATTCCAGCGCGCTTTGGCGTCAAGAAACTTGGCCTCTTTGCCTTTACCTTGAGCCTTGAGGGCAGCGATGTCCTGGGCGTCGAGAAGGTTCTCACGCCCTTGGGCCAGCAACAGCTCGGCCCGGTGGCCGGCCATCCAGCCCAGCCAGTTGTGCAGGTCAGCTCCCAGGTCGGCAAAGATTCCCAGCAGCGCATCCTTCTCGCCGGTGCCCGCCTTGCGCTGGATCACCCCATCCTTCCACTCCGGCAAACAGTAAAGCATGGTCGCCTGCATCGTAGAGGCTGCGCCAGTCGCCATCCGTGCAGCCACATAGCCGGAGTCAGCAGCATCGGTAATGCCGGCAGCCTCCTCGGCGTACTTGATGGGGGCCAGCGCGTCGAGCACCTCGGTGTTGGCTTTCTTGATGACGCGATCGAACCATGAGCTGACCACGCCTCGGTCAACTTGACGGAGCTTGCTCAGACTGGCCTTGGTCTTGTCGATGATGTCGGGTTTGGGGCCCAAATTGAGCTTTTGCAGCGCTTCGTCGGCCGCGGAATTGGTTTGACTGAACTTCAGACCATCAGGTGGGAAAGGTCCATCGTCTCGAGCGCTTTCTTGTTCGCTTCGTGACGGCGCCGCATGTCCTGCCGCAGTGACTCTATCTCGGGCTTTGTCAGCATCCTTGGCAAGGTCTCCTCTGGAGAGTATATTTGAGTCATAAACCCGTTCTGGTGAACCACGCTTGGGCAATTGGAGCCCTTGGGTCGTACCGAGCGGGTTTTGTTTTTCTTTGGCATATCTAAGCAATCCCTCTTCTACCCAGCCCATCAGCACGCGATGGCTATTGTCCTTCCCGTAGACGCTGGCAATGCGGTTGACATCAATACGTCCCGCTTTGGCGTTCAAATGGACTGCCGTAATAATCGGGCGACCAGACGCATCACGGGCATCGATCAAGATAGTCTTTGCGCCCTGCTCTGTTTTGGAATCGAATACTGCAATCGGATCATGCAGTAGCTCAGGCAATTGTTCAATCACGGGCATGGGGACATCATGTTTGACCCCGTTTGTGGCTTTACGAACAATGTCCCGGGTAATCCGTAGCGGCAGGTCGGGCGCGCCAACGGCTTGAAGCACGAGCGGGGTGCGTCCCATTTCGATAACCAATTCCCCGCTTTTTGGTGACGCCATCATCTTGCCTAGTTGCCGACGATATTCCTCCGCCTCCCCAGGATATGGTTTGAATGTATCCTCACCAGGTTTCTCCTCTTGGCTAAATTTCTTGCCGCCAGAGCCTCCGTCATCCTGTCCAGTTCGCTGCAACTGCTTACCCAGTCCTTCGATAAGGGAACGGGTCTCAGCAGCAGTGGTGCCATCCGGCACGAAACCAACGGTGCGCAGCGCCCGTGTCACCCAGGCCACAACCCGATCCCAGCCACGGCCCCAGGCCCCCTGCTCAAATTCTGCGAGATGAGCCACCACTTCCTCGGCTTGGGTGCCGATGTCCTCATCGGCGTAATGGGTGTTCACCCAGTCCCACACCGGCTTCATGCTGGGGTCCTTCTGGGACTGGATGAGGCGGCTCATCAACTTGGTGTATTCCCCGTCACCCAGGACGTTGGCCAGGCCATAATGGGCCAGCACCTCATGGCGCAGTATCTCGCGCATCCGCTCGGGGTCGGAAATAGTGTCCGCAGCTACGTGCAAGGTGCCGGCATCGTCGTCAAACGCCGCTCTCCGGATAAGCCCCTCCTTGGCTTCCAGTCCCAGGGCCCCCTCAAGCTCCCCTTGGGTGGCGTGGATCTGCACCTTGATACCACTCGCCCCTCGGTACTGTTTGAACCAGCCACGGGAAACCAGCTCAGCCTCCTTGCGGGTCAAGTGCTTGATTGGCTTGTCGCCCTGGGCCATCGCCTGCTTGGAGAAACGAACAGAGTTCACGGTGCCAGCAACAGGCTGAGCAGCAATCGGGGACCTCGTATCCCCTCCCTTCACCCAGCGCTTGAACGCATCCACCGGCATCGCCTTGATGGCACCCAGGCCTTGCCAGCCCTCCTCGTAATTGCCAAGGTAGCCAGCCCTAGCGGCCTGCTCGTCGGCGAATCCCATCATCACCTTGTGCTCGTCAAACTTTCCGGTTTTGGGGTCAACCTGGTCCACCACGTAGACCATCTCGCTTTCCGGCTTATCGCCGATGAACACATCGACATGATCGCCATCAGCCCCCTGGGTGCGCTTGATGTACCCATAGTCATGAGCCATGGTTGACTGCCACGCCCTGCCATCCTGATCGGTACCGGATCTGGTGGAGCCTTTGGGGTTCTCGAGCGCAATGTCCAACCCCTGCAGCGTGAGGTGACCCTTCTTGTAGTTCCCCGCCTCCTTCTGCGCCTCGGTGGGCTCCGGCGCAACCTCGGCGCGGGCCGCCTCAATCTGCCGCACCGGTTCACTGGTAACAGAGGTGGTGTGTTGTCGCACCTTCGCCACCGATGTCTTGGACACTACTAGGCCACCCTTACCCGGGATCGCCTTCACGCCGTTATCCTTAGCCCACTGCTTGATGATCGGCACTTCGCCTTTCAGGGTGATGGTGCCATCAGGGTTATCAATCATTTCCGACCAGGGTGTCGGCGCCGCCGCTGGCCCGGCAGTCGTGCGAGCCTGTTCAGCTTGCGCCTCTTCAGATACAGCAACCCCGGCAGGTGCCGGGGCTGTCAGTGAATTTTCCTCTCCTGGTTGGGCGACAGGTACAGGTGCAAGAGAAGTGCCATCTGCCGGATCTCCGGGTCCAGCTCGTTCCGCGAGATCGGCAGGGGTTGGTCCAACACTTGTTGCAACCGGATCGCCTGCGCCAGGCTGATCACCTGATCGCTTACTGCTGATTGCAGGTATCGGGGCAGGTTGGTCATGGGGCACCTCGGATTGTTCGCTGGAAGGGATAACATCGCGATAGCCGGTATCGACGGCCGGTGCGAGTTGTTGGGGCTGGCTGAGGGTGGGCTGTTCGGTCCTCACCTGCTCCACTTCGGCTATCTCGGCCACGCCAAAGCCACCGCCATTGAGGGGGACCGGGATTTCCTTGCCCTTGCGGCTGGCCATGGCAGCCTCTTTCTCGCTGGCGAACGGCTTGCCTTTGCGGGTAATGCGAAGGGTCTTGAGCGGGCCCAAAATGGAGTCGGGCTCAGCACTGGCTGGGCGCATCATCCTTGATATGGGTTGCATCCGGCTGGCGGTTATCGGCGCCGTATATCACATCGCGGTGCGGGAGCTCTGTGCCCACCTCGCGGGACTCGCCATCGATCACGGCTCCCGGTAGCTCGCCGGCAGGGTGGGCGGTGGCAGCCTCAGGCGGGAGCAGCTCCCCCTCCTGTCCGCTCTGCCACCGGGTGCGCTCACCGCCTCGGAATTGCGGGCCAGGGCCTGCCTGTTGGTCATCATGATCCCCAGGGGCTGCCACAGCCTCCCCCGCGGGTTTGGCATTCGCATCGCCGGCGAAGATCACATCCTTGAGTGGCAGCGCCGGACGCTGCCCCTCTGCCGCCACCTGCAGGGCGCTCTTGTTGCCAGCGAAGGGGTCAACCCCGAGATCCCCAGCTTGGGCGAGCTCATAGAGGCTCTTGCCTTGGTCCCCAACCTGCATCTGGGCCGTGACCAGATCCTGCACCGACCGACCGTATTCACCGGCCAAGGCTCGCTGAACGTCGCTATCCTGCGCCATCCCCTTGAAACGATCAGCGGTATCGTCTTGACGCAGATAGGCGGGAACATCACGCAGCTCGTCAAACTGGCTGCCGCTGGGGCCGAGCGGGTTCAGATCTCCCTCGGCCTGCGAGGCGGAGGGCACCTGCTCGCCGTCTTCCAGTGGAGCAGATACAAAGTTCGGATCCACTGCCGGACCAGCAGCTTCCTCAGTCACTGGCGCGACAGGCTCTGAAACCGGATCGGCCCCGACCCCTTCCTCTGCACTGGCATGCTTGCCGCCTCGTGCTCCACCGACAGCCCCCGCCGCACCGCCAGTGCCCATACCGATCAGACCACCCTCGAGCGCACTCGACACAACCCCCTTCATCGGGTCGATGTCGGCGGCGGCCACTTCATTCAACGATTCGTTGATGGCGTACTGTTGGACTCCCTCTTCCAGGGTCTCACCAACCCCCTCACCTACCGCCCCCTTGCCTGCCCCTTTCAGCACACCACCTGCTGCAGCCTTGCCAGCCAGCATCTTGAACAGCATGGCGTCGCCCATCATGGAGCCCATGGCGGCAGCTCCCCACACCTTGGCATCACTCATGGTGACGCGGCTGGCCAAGTTGGCCGTTTCCTCCCGGGCCAGCCCCAGCTTTTCCTGATCAGAAAGATGGGCTGTCTGCTGATCTTGGTCGATGCAAGTGAACGCTTGGCGGAAGGTATCGCTGGCCGCCAGCTCGTCAAAGCTCATGCCCAGCACGGTGTCACGAGTGTTCACCCCGGCACTGCCCACCGATCCTGTCGCCCCAGTGGTCACAGCGGCGCCGGTGGCAATTTTGGACACTGCCTTGGCGGCAACCGCTTCGGCTACCTCCTGGGTCGCGCCACGCTTGATCATGGATGCGGTGACAGCGCGGCCAATAGAGGCTTTGGCGGCCACCCCAGTCACCCCGCCAGCGGCGAGCGTCGGCAGCAAAGAACCCACGCCCTGCGCCATTTTCATCGCCCAGACATCGATATCCCCTGCGCCATCCCCCAGAGTCAGTCGGCCTTCTGTGGTTTCATCGACCAGTCGGCGTCCCAGTGCCTCCTTGGCGTCAGCACTCATCCCATCATTCAGAGATACCGCCCCAGACGCGGCCAGATCACCTACACCTGCGACCACATCCAGAACCGGGCTCAGTTTGTTGGCCATATTGGCACGAGCCTGTTCCAGGTAGTCGCCCCCCTGCTTACCGGCATTCTCTTTGCCGAAGTTGCTTGCCTGCCGTGCCAGCTCACCAATGCCGCCCACCAGATCAAGTGCGCCAGCGCCCACCCCGCGGGCGACATCGCCCAGGCCGACATCAAGATCACGTTTGGCTACAGGCTCGGATGGTTGGGGTGTTGCAGCCGCTGCGGCAGACAGGCTGCTATCGAGCGAGCTCCAGAAGGGGTCATTACGAGTGTCAGATTGTCGCGGTTGTGGCAGGGCGTCACGCAGTCCAGGTTTGTCCATGGTGTCCTCGGATTTCGAGCAAAAGAAAAGCCCCGAGCGGCGAACCGTTCGGGGCTTTTGAGATGGGGCGATCAGCATGCAGACTGACCGACGATGGAGAGATGCTAACGCTGGGGTAGGTGAAAGGCAACTACCGACGAGCCTGGGCCAGGCTCATTGCCTGATAGGCGTTGGTCTCTGTGTCACGGAGTCGATTGGCCGTGACGGTAGCCTGCTCAATCTGCCGCTGTTTGGCCGCCTGCTGACGCCAAAGCTCAAAGGCCGCATTCATCCTGGCCGGGGAGTCCAGCAGGCTGCTCAGCTTGCCATGCTGGTTGGCCTCCTTCACGAACTGCAGGCGCTCGGGATCGCCACCTGTCCACTCCTTGATGGGGGCCTCCTGCCTGGGCGCGTCGGCAATGCGGGTCTTGCCGTAGGTGTCCGCCAATGAGGCCTTGCTCCGCTCAAACTGGGCGTCCAGAGCCTCCTGTTGTAGGTCCTTATCCTCTGCATTGCTGGCAGATATGCGCGCCTTGTTCTGGCCGTGTTGCTTCTCCAGCTCGGTGACCGCCTTCTTGAATCCAGCGTCATCCGGACCAGCCGACAACCCCAGGGAAACCCGCAGTTGCTCGGCATTGCCAATCATGTGCTTGGCCAGTGCCGCCCGCTGGTAGGCAGGCTTCAAGAAGTCGTTGATGGGGATGACCTTGGGGTGATCATCGGGCGAAGAAGTGCGGTTGTTGGTGACCGGACGCACGGCCTTACTGCCGTCGTCATAGGTGACTTCCACTCCCAATACCACACCACGCCCGTCCGGGGTGATCATGATGTTGTTCAACTGCTTGCCGGTGATGGTCTTGCCGCTTTCCGGATCGATGTCGCCCACACCTTTGCTGACCTCATCCTGATAGAGGGTGCCGGCCGCCTTGATGAAGTCAGGGTTATTGACGGCAGCGTGCCCCTCGGGCGTAGTTGGATCCAGTTTTCCTTCCTGCGCCTGGCGCACCAGGTTGCCCGCATAGGTGACAAAAGTCTTGCCAGCCTCGGCGTAGTCCTGCTGCAGATAGCGCTCCGGATTGAATGAGCCTGCGCGCGGGTCGCGCACCACGCTCCAGAATTGCTGGCCCGGGTCTTTGCCTTCGGTCACAGCCTGCCAGCCAGACTGGATAATCGGCAGGTTCTCCTGTTGGAACACTTGCTTGTCTCGCAGGTCTTTTTGCCACTCATACTCCTGCTGCTGCCGAGCTTCCTGTGCCGCTGCACGCCGTTCAGCAGCACCGGCTCTCGCCTCGGACGCCTTCATCTGCCGCTCGGTGAGGGCAAACTGCCTGTCATACCTTGCATCTGCCAGCTTGTCGCGCCCCTTGCCGTACTCCAGCTCGCTCTGGTAGCGCTCATCTGCCACTTTCTGCCGGTCCTGTTCGTTCTGCCACATGGCATCTCGCAGGCCCATGGACCTCTCCATCCGCTCATCTTCTTTCTGGCCCCGCTGGTAGCGGTCCATGGTGTTGAAGCCAGCCAGAAAACCTTCCGCCAATCCCGATACGCTCATCATGCCCCCTTAAAACAAGCTGTCTGCCAGAAACCCAACCCCAGCACCTGCCAGTGCGCCCAGAGGGCCACCGAGTGAACCTGCCATGCCCAACACGGCGCCCATCGATGCGCCGGTACCGATTGTGCTCAGGGTTTGCCCCTTGCGAGCGGTCTTGAGACTCTTATTGGTAGCCTCCATCTCCGACTCTCGGTTGGCAGCATCGCGCAACCCCGCCAGACCTTGCTGGCGTGTCTGGCCGCCGATATCCAAAATGCCGTACCCCATCACACACCCCCTCCGGTTTTGATTGCCTCACGCAGCCCCGCATCCGCGCCGGTCAGGATCCCCATTTGTCGGGTCTGCTCCTGTTCACGAAGGCCGTTCTCGGTACCCGCCGTCATCAGCGCCATCCGCAGCCCCTGGCTGTTATCGTTGGCATTGCTACTGGTACCCAGCCCCATTCGCGCATTGCGGTTGGCCGTAGCCTGCTGAGCTGAGCGGAGCGCGTTGGCGTTGTTCTCATCCACCCGTCCCAGTTGCTCCCGCAGTAACTGGCCGTTGGTGGCCAACTCCATCAGCTCCTGCTGCTTGGGGTAGAAGCGTGTCTCCCAGTCCTGGTACTGCTCTCGGGTGATTTTGGCGTAAGTGTCTGCGGCGTAACCCATGGAACCCCCTTAGTAACCCTTGCCCTGCAGCACTGATGCAGTCGGGCTGATTTTCTTGATCTCCGTTGCCGCCGGCGCTTTCAGGCTGGCCAGCCCATACGAGGTGGCGGCTCCTGCCAGAGTCCCCACCAAGCCAGCTGTCGCCTGCTGGCTTTGGTAAGAGCTCTGTGCGTCACTGGTTGCCTTGCGCAAGCTGGTTGTGGCCACATCCCCCATACCAGCCATAGATTCAGCCTTCTGCCCCGCGCCAATACTCACAACATCCTTGAGCCCAGCCACATGCTTGTCCTGCTGGCTGGACTGCGCTCGGTTGGCGGTATCGGTCTGGCTCAATGCCTGGTCGGTTGCAAGACCTTCCATAGCCTCCTGGTACCTGCCGCTGGTTGGATCTACTCCACTGGCCGCCATGGAGTCAGCCAGCCCGGCGCGCGCCTCACCAAAGGATTGAGCAGTGCCAAGCGCTGCCGTGCCTGCCAGTTTGTCGAACTCCCCCTCACCGTTGAGGTCATCCACCTTCTCGATGAAATAGTCCTCGTACTGCTGCAGGTCGTTCTTGTAGAGATCCCACTGTTCCATCGCTACACCGGCCGCAGCCTTCTGAGCCTCGGTCTCCTTGATTTCGTTCGAACCGCCCTTCCCCATCACCTACCCCTCACAGGTTGATCTGAAACACATAGAAACCGTCAGCATCATCCGGCTGACGAACCCATCCCATTCTTGGTGCGACCTTGAGCCACCCCATACGCGCCGAGTGGAAGCGCAGCCAGCGTGCCCCAATCAGACGCGCCAGACGCTTCACTTCCGGCAGGTGCCGCTCAGGCGCCCCGCCATCCCCCCATCCCACCCAGACCAGGACACCGATCACGCCATCTTCAGCCTGTGGCTTGAGCACAAACCCGTCATCGCCACGCACAAATAAAAACGCCATCCGGTTTCGGATGGCGTCTTGCAGTTCGAGAGGGAGATTAGGGCTCCCGGTATCCCTGACTATGCGGTTCAAAGCAGCCCTCACCATAGACCCATCAGCCATAGGCTCTCCCCGATAAGGCGCTGGTTCTGGATAGATGACCCAGGATAGGCCACCACTTCGAAGGTAATGTTGACGGTCGCAGTCCCAGCGGGGATCACAAAAGCATCTTGGAAGGTCACACTCATTGGCGCTCTATTCGTACCCACAGGGAACGAGGCTGTGGACGTAGCCCTGGCTACCTCGCTGCCGTTGAGCTTGCACAACATAATGATCCCTATCGTGCCGACTCCGGAAACCTCTGCGAGACCTGTGAGTGGTTTGATGCAGACCATGTTTCTGGCTCGCTTGTAACCTGTCAAAGAGAAGTTACCTGACGCCCTGATCATCCTTGTGATATCACCCACAATCCGATCCGCTTCCAACGTCCCCAGCACCACGCAATCGGCAGCAATCGTGCAGTTGTTCATAGTCATGTTCTTCACATAACCGCCTTCTGCACGAAGACGATTGGTATAGATGCTGCCGTCCGCATAGATCATCGTGTACCAGCCGAATCCCCAACTGGCATAGGGCCCGCCTTTACCGAACCCTGCTGCCCCGCCAGACAGGAAGGCATTGCCCATATTGATGGAACCGCCCGAGATCGCTGGCGCCGACATGCTGACCCCTGCTTTGATGTAGTCCGCCGTGATTTTCTCGGACGTCAGGATCTGGATAGTGGCCTTGCGGATGATGGCCTCTGCAATGACCGCCTGACCATTGTCGATGGCAAACAGCGGCGCCCAGTCATGGCGTAGGTATCGAGTTCGGTCATTGGTGGATCTCAGGCAATAAAAAACCCGCCGAAGCGGGTAATTAAAAAAATGTGGATTTTGGAGTTGAGGATTATCTGCACAAAATAAGGCTATTGGCTCAGATAACTCAATCAGCCTGCTTCAGCTTCAGGCGCCGATTCAGACTCAGCCACGGCGGCACCTAATTCATTTAGCATCTGATATAGTTTCACACGACGCTCCTTCAATTGAGCGTCATCTTTATTGCTCTGCAACTGCAATTTCAGCTCAACCTCATTGATCTCTCGTTTCAGAGCATCGGCCTTTCTTGCTTTTGGATTTCCATCGCCCTCAATGAGGGCATATCGCAAGCCTTCCATGAAAGAGCATTTACTATGAAATGTTGTAACATCAAACATAGCTTGAGCAACACTGTACTCCTCAACTGTCTTATCCATCCTCTTGAATATGTCGATAGCGGCCTCGGTTCTTTTTGTTACAATTTTATTGTCTATCGCTGAAACCAACATCTCCTTGTATATTGACTCGTTTATGAGTGACCTTTCCGCATTTGAAAACAGTGCCAATGCAGAAAATATACTTTTAGATGTTGCGGGTGATATAACTGTCGAGACACCAGTAAATAAATTTGTAAACGAGCCTAGAATTAAATTTGAACCTGCCTCATTCCCATACATATTCCGCCTATGAATCAAGCAGATTTCTTCAGACGTCAACATAATGGTTGATATAGCTATATTACGTTCCTGTTTACACTCACCATCATTACTGGTTACAGAAAAACATTTTTTACTTACTATTCCCTCACTACCATCATCTGATTTCATCACCACGTTCAACAGACTTGGTTTCAGCACCTCTTTATTATCTTTTACATCGTACAGCGGTTTTGACATGTACATGCGAAACGCATTGTCTGCAAAGTAATCAGCAGTTGCCCCGCATCCGGTGAGAACTATCGCAACAGGCAATACCAATATGCTTCCTTTCATAAACACGCTCCACTCCATGCACCTCATTTGAGACGCGCCCATCCAAGGTTAGCCGGGCTAGAATTTAACGCCACTCATCAGCCCGCCAGTCCCCATCCCCTGCAGCTCGGTGACCATCTCGCTGACCGGGGTGGCCTCGCTGCCGCCATCATTCTCGAGCCGGTCCGCTTCGGCGGTCAGCTTGCGCGCAGCAGCCCGGATCCGGCGAGTGTCCTCCTCAATCTTCGGCACACTTACCTCGTCGATGCGAAGGGCGCTCAGGGTCCGCTCGATGGACTCAATCCGCTGGATGTTGCGGTCGAGGGCCTGCTCGGCCTTCAGGATCTTGTCGTAGAGCGCAATCCGGTCGGTCATCTCGCTGGCCGTGACCAGGTCCTGTTGCAGCCCCTTAAGCAGCTTGGTAACGGAGATGACGCGAGCCCGGGTGAAGTCCAGCTCGTCGCGCAGTTGCAGCTCGCGGGCCTGGTCGAACAGCTCCTCGGCATCGAGGAACTTGGCATAGCCGCCATGGGTCAGCGCCGGGCGGTCGCCGGGCTTCCACTTCGTGACCGGGTTGGGGTTACCAGGGTTGCCCTCTGTGAAGCGGCCACTGCTGTCCCGGCCGTTTGTTTTCGGGTTCTGGCCTGAGTCTGCCGGGGTGCGAGTGGATGCGGAGGACTTCTCCCCCCTTCGCTCTCCCCCTTTGGCCTTGGCCTCATTCCCCTTGGCTTGCGCACTTTGCGCAGATTGCGCAGTTTTGCGCACTTCGGAATGCGCAGGTTGCGCAGGGGATTGCCCTCGAGATTTCAAATAGCGACGCGCCGAGTTGTAGTTCAGGCCGCGGCTGTCACACCAGTCTTTCGCACTGATGCCTGTCGCTTCATGCTCCTGCAGGAACTCTGCATTGAGCTGTGCCCAGTCGGTCTTTGCCATTTAGAGAGATAACTCGCCTTCAACGATGGTATCGCCAGGTACCGGCTTGTGGGCTGCCGCTACCACCACAGAAACACCAGAGGAAAGAACAACCACCGCCTCGACTCCATCGTAGTGCTCAACACGGGTGATAATCCCTGTCACATCGATACCGCTTTCTACTTCACTGCTCCAGTTCATCTGCATCACCTCTTCCCTCCCCAGAAAAACAAACCCCGCCGTTACTGGCGGGGCTTCATGGTTGCGGTGCGCAGAGAGTCATAGGCCCGCTCGCAGGCTAGTCCTGACGCTCGAGCTCGGTCATACGATGCTGCCAGCTCACCCGCTCTTTCGTCAGCCCGGCTGAGCAGGTCGGCGAGCACCATGGCAGGTTGTCCGGTTGCCGGGCCTCCTTGGGCAGCACCGGGATTGCTGGCGCACTGACTTGCTCGGGCTGCCAGGCGGCGGGCTTGTTCGCGCAACCGGCCAGACTCAAGGCCAGCAACAGCGGCATCAGCTTGTGCTTGGGCGATTTGTTCTTGTGCATGGTCTCTCACCTCATCGATTTCAGCCTGCCGGCGTTGCTCTTCCTCCCGAGCCTTCAGCTCAGCCTTGGTTCTGGCTGTGGCAAGGCGGGCAGCCTCTTCATTCCACTTTGCCTGCCAGGTCTTGCGCTCCCCCTCCTCCCCAGCCGCATGGCCGGAGCGATAGAGCGCCACACCGCCGCCGGCCAGGGCAGCTATCACCAGGGCGCCGGCCAGGAACGGCAGCACCTTGCTCTGCGGAGTCACTCCCATCATCCCCCCTTGCACTTCGCATTGAGGCGCAGCCGGTCTTTCCAGAGCCCGGGGCATACCCGGTTCCCTCGCGCCGAGCAGTCCTGCTTACCAGCACGCTTGAACAGCAGGATCACCTCGCAGGCACCTGGGTAGTCGCCAGCGTTCAGGCGCTTCACGATGGCCGAGCGGCAGAAGGCGCCGGGACCGATGTTGTGGGAGAGCTCGACATAGGCGTCGAACTCATACTGGTGGAGTGGCACCTTGATGCAGGCCTGGAGGGCATTCTCGAACACCCGCACCTCCCGAAGGCTCCTGTTCACCGCGGCGACGGGCGTGATGGTGTCACCCATCTTGACCCCTTCAGTGCTCCCAAAGCCGATAGTGGGGAGCTTGGTACCGTGTACCGGGTCGGGGTAAGCCGTCGGCTCAAACCCCTCCCGATTCAGGAGCCCCACAAAGCCGGCGGCACTCAACGTGAGCGCAGCAACTGCAATGCGGACCTTGCTCACTCTGCACCTCCCTGCTGGCGGCGCGGCTTGATGATATTCGACCAGATGAACCAGCCCATCTGAACCGCTATCCACATCAACGTAGCGGCCAGCACCCAGTCATTGAGCGAGTACCCGGCCAGCGTCATGCCGGACACCACCACCGGCGGCGCGCTCTTTGCCACCCCATGCCGCCCCCCAGAGCCGCAACGTCGTCCACAGAGCGCCCTCCAGAGAAACGAAAAGCCGGCGGCGAACTGACGGCCAGTGATGGTAAAAGAGGCCATCTGAACCGCTATCCACATCAACGTAGCGGCCAGCACCAGTGAGCGAGTACCCGGCCAGCGTCATGCCGGACACCACCACCGGCGGCGCGCTCTTTGCCACCCCCGCAGCGGCCGCAGCCGTCGCGAGCTCTTCTTCTTTCCCCATGCATCGCCCCTCCAGAAACGACAAAGCCCGCACGAGGCGGGCCAGAAATGAAAAAGGCCAGGGTCGGTGAGACTCTGGCCATGATGGGTAGATGCTAACGCTCCAAAGCAGAACTTTCAACCGATACAGGGGGACACCGAACTAGCAACTTGTATGGAGATGGTATTCACCTGACAGTTGCCCACAAAAGGGAGTGGTCATACGGCTTCAAACCGGATAACAAAACGGTACCCCTACCGTGTTATCCGGAGTCACCGTATGACCACCAACGAGAAAGTAGCACGTCGTAAACTCAGTCTGCTAGAGCTCGCCAAAGAGCTCAATAACGTCAGCAAAGCCTGCAAGCTCATCGGCTACAGCCGTCAGCAGTTCTACGAAATTCGCCGTAACTATCAGACCTATGGCGCCGAGGGCTTGCTCGACAAACTACCCGGCTGTAAAGGGGCGCATCCCAACCGGGTCGCTCCCGAGATTGAACAGGCTATCCTCGATTACTCTCTCACCAGACCAACCCATGGCCCGCTGCGGGTCGCCCAAGAACTGGCTCTGCAAGGCATCAACGTCAGTGCGGGCGGTGTGCGTGGCGTGTGGCAACGTCACGACTTGCTCTCCAAGCATGACCGCTTGTTGCGCCTCGAGAAAACCCACAGGGAACAGACGATTGAGCTCAATGACGAGCAGATCCGCCTGCTCGAGCGCTTCAGCCCCGAGTTTCGCGAACGCCAAATTGAGGTTCACTACACCGGGGAACTGGTGGCGGTCGACACCTTCTTCGTCGGCGCACTCAAGGGGGTGGGCAAGGTGTATCTGCAAACCGTACTGGACTGCTACAGCCGCCACGCCTGGGGACGGCTCTACACCAGCAAGCTGCCGGTGACCTCGGTTCATGTGCTCAATGAAACGGTATTGCCGTTCTTCGAAGCCCATGAGGCGCGGGTCTATACCATCCTGTCGGACAACGGGCGCGAGTTCTGTGGGCGCCCTGACCATCATCCCTACGAGCTGTTTCTGCAACTGGAGGGAATTGAACACCGGACAACCAAGGTACGCAGGCCGCAGAGCAACGGTTTTATCGAGCGACTGCATCGCACACTGCTGGATGAACACTTCCGTATCAAGGGGAGAACGACCTGGTATGAGTCGGTAGAGCAGATGCAGACAGACCTGGATAGCTACCTGGAGCACTACAACACCCAGCGGCCACATCAGGGCAGGATGATGGAAGGACAGACTCCCTACAGCATGTTCAAAAAGGGTCTGAAATTGATACCGAAGGAAGTGCGCACTAAAGTAGCGTAAACAAGACACCGGTTTGAGGCCGGTGTCAGGTGATAACTAGATCTGTACAAGCAACTACAGCAGCAGAGACGGATCCAGCTCCTTCCACTGCACAAGCTCTGTTGGTTTAAAACCGACAGTAGTTGCTCTCTGTTCTAAGTCATAGCTCAGCAACATACTCACCTTTTTCCCTCCCTTCTCGAGGACATAGTGATCTGTACCACCTTTCTTGCGATTTATAAGCCTGTAAGGTGGGAGGGAGTTTGCAGGTACACCAAACTTGGCTCTTACATCGGAGCGCAACATAACACTCCATAGAGGAGAAGGTACTTCATTAGGGAATTCATACTTATCATCCCCCTCTCTAATCAGCTCAAGATCGACCTCGATGAGTTTTCTCGACACGCGGTCAAATGTCAAAAACACTCCTTCCTTTGCCATGTTCAGCGTAATATACGGACTACCTGAATCCCCTTTTGGCTTCGTCTTATAGGGTATCATCTCGGCTTCGAGCATGGCCTCATATGTGAGCCCAAGGCCATTGATTAAAGCTTTAGCATCCACCGTCATTTGTACCACCCTTGTTCTTTATTCACTTGGTGCATTTCCTGCCTTGCCCGCTCGATTTCAGCATTGTCATACCCTTCATCCAGCAAACACTTCTTAACCATATCAAAGTTGCTGTCTACGGCTTTTTTTAAGTCCTTAGAGTCTTTTTCAATCTGCGAAGAGGTATTCCTTCCACCATAGGTTTCACTACATTTCTGGTGAACCGAGGCAGGAATTATTAAGGCTGCAACATCCTTCTTAAGCCCCCCGATTTCTGAGGATGTTAACCCCGGAAAGGTCTCAAGCAAATAGCGTTCAATCGCTGCTGCTGATGGCATGTGATCAGCATGAATCGCCCCCAGTTCCCTAGACACCTCACAGCCTTAAAATGAGGCAACTATTTGGAGGTGTTATGACCCGTCAGCGTTATCCAGAAACATTCAAAATCGAAGCCGTTAAACAAATCACCGAGCGCGGGCGGCCGGTGGCTGACGTTGCACGTGCCATCGGGGTATCCAGCCACAGCCTGTATGCATGGCTCAAGCAGTACGGTAAGCCTGCTGACCAGCAGATAGAAGAGTCTGCCTTGCAAGCCGAGATCCGCCGCCTGAAAACTGAACTGCGCCTGGTCACCGAGGAGCGCAATATTCTAAAGGAGGCCGCCGCGTACTTTGCCAGCGAGTCAAGGAAAGGTACGCGTTCATAACCTCCCGACTCGACCGGTACAGTGTCGTTACCCTGTGCCAGACCCTGGGGGTTCACCGAAGTGGCTTCTACGCGTGGTTGAAACAGCCCACATCGCCACGACAGCAGGAGGACGAACGACTGACCGGATTGGTCAAGCAATCCTGGCTGGAAAGTGGTGCTGTCTACGGTTATCGCAAGATCCATCGCGACCTTCGTGACGCAGGGGAAGCCTGCGGCAAGCACCGTGTGGCCAAATTAATGAAGCGGGAGGGACTGCGTTCGCAAACGGGCTATCAACGCCGCAAGGGGCATTATGGAGGCAAGAGCACGCAAGCTGCCCCAAACACGCTGGCACGTCAGTTTAAGGTGCCAGCCCCCAACATCACCTGGGTGACTGACATTACCTACATTCGCACTCAAGAAGGGTGGCTGTACCTGGCGGTGGTGCTCGACCTGTTCTCTCGCCAGATCGTCGGCTGGGCGATGAAGTCACGCATGACGGCAGACTTGGCGGTTGATGCGTTATTGATGGCCGTCTGGCGGCGCAAACCCAAGCAGCCGGTACTGGTGCATTCGGATCAGGGCAGCCAGTTTACCGGTGGTGAATGGCAAGACTTTCTGAAGGCCCACAACCTGAGTTGCAGCATGAGCCGACGGGGTAACTGTCACGACAACGCGGTCGCCGAGAGCTTCTTTCAGTTGCTCAAACGGGAGCGGATCAAGCGCAGGATTTACGCGACAAGAGACGAAGCCCGCAGCGATGTGTTTGATTATATCGAGATGTTTTACAACCCAATCAGGCGTCATGGTTCCAATGATGGGCTGTCGCCGGTAGAGTTTGAAAGGCAGTTTATTTTTCAGCAACAAAGTGTCTAGAAAACCAGGGGCGATTCAGTACGTTGCGATGCTCCTTCTCAAACAGCTCAGCAATTTGACGAGAGGTAGTGAACACCTCCCCATCCTGGGCTCTCACCAGCTTCTTGAACAGCTCAACCTGCTCGAGAGTGTACTGAGGGACGATAGGCTTGATGCTGCGGATACTGCCGCAGCCGCGAGGGCGTGCCGCAGATAGATCTCGGGTATGAGATTTGGTCATGGTCTGGGTCCTTTGGTTACTCAAAGCCGGGTGGTCTAGGTCCGGCATCGGCAATGGTACCCACTGTTGAGAATTTCTGTCACGCACCAGAAGTGAGCGGAACCAGCTAGGTATCCACACTCAAAACAAACTAGCCCCCAAACAGGGCCTAGACATTGAGAATCGGTGGATACTTCTTGCATTGCTGTTTAGTAGACTGAAACACTTAATTTTCTGGTTATATAAATCGAGCACGCCCCTTCACGGCCCGGTTCGAAAAGGTACACCAGCACATGGAAAATGAATCGTCACTATTATAGATAGGCAGGTAGACATGCTTGGGAAAGTAGCTTCGGAAGCTAATCAAATATTAAATAAAGTAGATGACTTTAAGTATTTTGTGTTACTTGGAACCTTCGTTATGGTGTTGGACAGCGCCTTAATTCAAGCCAAGAATATCTCTTTGCTAAAAATGACATGGAGCGACATAGAGTTAAGCATTACAATCGGTAACGCCTTGGTTTTTATTTGTTTTTTCAGCTTATACATAACATTCATCACAACGACCATCAAGTTCTGTCTTCTCGGAATAGCTATGTCATTACCGAGTAAGATATTTATGTTATTCAATCCAACATCGGTTGACCGGCAATCAAGAAGAGAATCAATACATGTCCATCGCTTAAAGTCGATGGCAATAAGGGAAAACAACTCTATTGCTTATGAAGTTGTAAAAGAAAAACGACAAAAAAAAGAATCTAATCGACAGCTTGAGAGATATTGTCTTGCGTTCTTGATTTCTAGCCTTACAAACCTTTTTTCTAACTCCAACGAGACTGAGTCTGTGCTATCTGTATTAATTAGCATTTCAGATGTAAACGCCCCGACAGCTCTCGAAACAATCAAGATGACCCTAGGTGCAGTATTATACTATGGCATATTTAGAATTGGAGTCCTTACTGGATGCGGATTTATTTGCGAGAATTCCGACGAGGACTACATACACCTTCCTAATGATAATAAAGTATAATAATCTATGTGTGCGGCAATCACAAAAGGAACAACCATTAACTTGATACCATTTGTGTATTTACCGCAACTCACTGCTGACTCATTATCTTTCTGTCTTAAGGCACGGAGTTCGAAGTCCCCAGAACAAACCGTGCCTGAACCTCTCGTAACAACGTATAAGTGTTGATGCAAGGAACGTTGAACTCCCGGCAGATGTTCGGCACTTTGACTTTACGTGAGGATGGGTCCACAAACCCTTCTTGGGTAACAACAATAGCCCCAATCGCCATCGCTTTGGCAATAAGCCATGGGTCTGCTTTAGCCAAGAACTGATCTCGGTTAGCAGGGTTGTAGTGTTTAGAGGATGCTACTTTTTGCACAATATTCACATAATGCGCTTGAGTAGCCGAGTCGGTGTCATCGACAAAATGGTGTGCCCGTGTAGCTACCCATTGCGCTAACGCATCATCACCAGCCTTTAACTCCCGGCCAATCATGCCGACACTGGCAATCACCCCTTGGTTGTACTGCAGGTCTAGCCAGTCCCAATAGGCCGGACAAAATTCCATGTCATAGTACAGGTTCTTTGCTTGAATGTAGGTATTCGCGTCAAGCAGATATCTCACCGAGGCTCCCTAGCAAATTGGGCAATCTTTCCAGGTTTTATCCCACCGAGGAGATGGCTGGCATCCCTTAGCAACAACTGACCACTGAGCGCCTCGCTCACAACTGCACTAGAGAATAGATGGCTTATTTGCGCATTTTTGACTTTGTAATAACTCGGACCACCGCCCGTATCAGGACGGTTCTTATAATCTCGGCGTAGCTTTCTTACATACTCAAAGTAATCCTCTTGGCTGATGAAACCAAGAGTCTGCGCACGACGCGCGAGTACCCAAGTGCTAACGTGGAAATGGGCCTCAAGATCTGCTAGGTTCTCACGCCAATCGTCATACTCATGGCGCCACATTTTACGGAACTCAGAAGCAGGGACAAGGAACTCTGCTGCAACAGCGTTGCAGACTGTTTCCTCCTGTCGATGACTACTCACCCCACCGTCAGATATACCGGACTGACCTATCCAGATATGGCAGAGCTCATGGATAAGCGTAAACAACCTAGCCCCAGGAGAATCAGCATCATTGACGAATATCAGTGGGGCATAGCTGTCTACCATCGCAAACCCTCTGAACTCCTCGACAGAGAGAGGGCGCGTATGATGACCAACGTCACTTTGGCGCATGACCAGGATGCCACAGCTTTCTACCCGCCGGACCAGGTCGCGATAGTAGTCTTCCCAGCTGCCTCTGGTAGGGTGTTCAGGGACACCCAACTTGGCTCGCATGTCCTTCACTATTTCATCAGCATCGGAGCGAGTATCAAAACGCCCAAGGATTGGGTTCGGCTCAGCAAACTGCTGCATGATATGGTCTCGGTACCACTCCTGGCGTAGCTGCATCAGCTTGATGAGATCAAGCAGCCCAGCGCTAGGGCGGCCTACCCCCTTGCCGTCAATCGTTCTCAGATCCGGTATGGGAAGCTCATCAACAGGCGGCTGCTGAAGGAAGAGATAACCGAATGGAACATAGGCCTTCTCGGCATAAGTCATCGCCTGGTTGAAGGTCAAAGCACGTTCGCCGGCCTCCCACTCAAGTAGCCGTTCCTCGGTAACCCCACATTTCTTAGCAAAATCAGTCACAGCTATGCCGGAACGCTCACGCGCCCAAATCAACATGTCTGTATTGATGCTTGCCGTTGTCATAGCCACTCGTACCTTGCTGAATTAAATATCATTGTAGAGAGCCTACCGGATGCCGTACAGAGCAGAAGGGGGCAAACGAGTACGACATAGCTCACACTTTCGCAGCATGGGCAGCTCTCAGATGAAGGAGGCACATGATACATGAAGTCACCTTTCCATCCACCCAAGACCTATCAGGCCACCCAACTCTAGTCAGCACTCTACTCCTTCCACAGCCCGCCCCTGCGAATCTGTGATCCTCTTTGAAATCCCCCTTCTTTTCGCTCAACAACCGGTATCGTTTGAGATACGATTTCCGCACGGTGCCCAAGCTCCATGCAAGGCCTACTAATGACAGAGGGCGTCATATAAATACAGTTAAAAATAGCATCTGGGGCTGAAACCTAATGCAGTGGCAACATTATTAAAAATAACGTTTTTTGGATGGGAGCTTTATTCTATGGAAGTAGTAGCAACATTTCTAGCATCATTAGGTGGTGCTTCCTTAATCCTCACAACATGTGCCCATTTCTTTGGGAAGATATGGGCAGATAAGATTGCACAACAGACTACAGCAAGATTCAATCAAGAACTTGAAATTGTAAAATCAAAAAATACACTTGCCCTTGAAGATTTCAAAATACGAGCAGACCTTGAGATAAAAGACAGAGAACAATTTAGTGGAATATCGCTCGAGTTTTACCAAACCTTCTTGAAAAATAGAGTAAATACTTATTTAACTCTACTAAAAATAAAGAATGAATATTTCAAGAACATGCATGAGGACTTTTTCACAGAGTTAACGGAAGAATGGATGTCTGTGTATTGCGATACATTTAATGAACTGAAGAGTACAGTCCTTGAAAATCAATTATATGTTTCAAACGACCTAGATATAAAGTTTAACTCATTCAGATTGGAAGCCGCTTCGTATTTAAAGGAAGCAACTATAGCAGAAGGTGAGGCCATTGGTCGTGGGGCAGATGAACATTACGCGGCTAAAGAGATCAGAAGACCAATACTTGAGAGGTTTTACATCGATACTCATGAATTAATGAACGGCGTCTTACAGCAAATAGAAGATGATGTTAGAAAGCTCCGTTCTAGAATTGAGATTGACCGTGCACAGTAACGGTTACACTGATTACACTAAATATATAATTAAATTTTAATTATAGCATTCCTTTAAGAGGCGATATGGTTAAGCTAACTGATGTAATTCACATTTGCAAACATGAACTAGGCCATTGGTTTACTGCTCAGCACTATGGCTTCGACGCAGATTATATTGAGATTAAATTTCTCTCAAACCAATTAAGTGGGCACTCTTATTCTACACCTAGGCCAGATCTACCTACAAAACAAAGTATTTTGGATTTCCTTAAAAAACGAATATCTGTACTGTTAGCTGGAGTTGTTTCAGAAACTTATAAAAGGAACTTTTCACAAAGTCAAATCCAAGAACTGTACTCAACCACTGCATCTGTAGACGTTGAACGAATGCATATGCTTCTTCATATAGCACGAGGAATTCAATTCAGCGGAAAAATGAACGACAAAAACATCAATAAACAGCTCGATACAATCAATGACGAGTGCTGGAAAAATGCTGAAAAAATAATAGAGAGAAATAGTGACAAAATAAACTATATAGCCACTCTGATGGCAAATGAAATAGATATAAGAAAAGAATCAACTTTTCATTTTGATAAAAAACGCATATTAACATTCATACATGAATTTAAAAAAAATAAACCTGAATGATTTGGCTGGCAATTGCATAAAACAAATTGTAAAACAATATTTACAAATCACAACCAATTGCTGACATGAGGAATAATAATGCCTAAGGTTTTTTCATACAACGGACAGTTCTTGGACGCAACATACAACGTTGACACTGTTGATGGTGTGTTTGGACTGATATTGGAATCGTGGGGACCTAAAGATAGAAATTCTGAATATGCAGATGCTGTTTGCTTTATCATCCAAAGACTCAAAGAGGTAAAAGTACCATATGTTAAAGTTTATGTCATATCACGAAATTTATCAAAAACCTTGCCAAATATAGAAGCTAGAGCGATAAAACTGTATGGTAATACAGACACAAAAATAAATGTAATGAATCCAAGCGCCAATGAAATTAGACTGGCAATTGGTCGTGAAGTTGGTGAGTTAAAAGAACCTCAAAATATCAATTCAAAAGGCGGAAATAGATTTAAAAGAATTTTAATACACAGTCCAATTATGACTGATGAATACTGGCACACTCTTGCATCAACCATGGATAAATTAGATATTTTTGAGCCAACTGCTGACCATAAAAAATTAAACCTACTTGTAGATTCTCTACTAAAACAGAAAATAGAAGAACCAACAGGCTCCATTCAGCCTAAGCAAAGCAACATAACTACGTCGGTATATCTTCGAGACCCATTTGTCAAAGCATGGGTACTTAGCAATGCAGTGGGAAAATGTGAAGCCCGTCAACTACCCGCACCTTTCCATCGGACAGATGGCACACCTTATCTAGAAGTGCATCATTTAATACCATTATCAGAAGGAGGAAGTGATACCATTTCAAATGCGCTTGCAGTTTGTCCAAACTGCCATCGTAAACTTCATTTCAGCCTAGATAAAGAATCCCTTAAACTGGAGATTGAATCGAAAATACCAAGATTAATACGAGCATGACTCTCGGTCTTTAATTAATTTTAAAACAGGTACTTCACATTGTTAATGTTGCAATTTTAAAGAGACTAGCCCGCCATGTACAAATATTTTTCATTTTCAGAGAACTCAATATCTAACTTACTCAACCATGAACTATACATGAGTTATTTTGAAGCTTTCAATGACCCATTTGAATGTAGTTGTGAGGTACTCTCTGGCTTCCCAAAAATAACAGAGCAATCATCTAGACTTCAGGGAATAATAAAAGCATGGGGATTTGAGGATGTATCAGATCACATCGTGCTTGAAAACTATGATGCTTATGCTGACAGTTTGAAATTATCAGAACCAGTTGTAGCTACCATAATAAATAGAGCCAGGATTAGCTGCTTTAGTAAAGATGCTGACAGTTTGCTAATGTGGTCACATTATGCAGATGGACTAAGAGGGTATTGTATTGAATTTGATCCAGACTATATACGATCTCATAATGAAGAGCACCTTGTAATTATGGACGTATTATATGAAGATGCTCCACCAAAAATTGACACCGCTGTAATGGCTGTTATACATGATCAAATCACATACCATCAGGAAGCCATTCACAGCACAGAAGTACTGATGAAACATCTTGGACAAGACAAGCGACAAGAATTAGGTTTGTACGAAGATGCTCTCGACAGATCATTCAACTCTCATGATGAAATATACCAAAAAATGCTAGCGACCAAGCCAACATGCTGGAAATATGAAAATGAAGTTAGAGTGATTTGCCAAGCCAAAAACACCGAAATAAAGGCGCACTTCCTAAAATACCCTATCAACGCAATAAAAAGTTTCACAATAGGTGAGAAAATGCCTAGAAAGAAAGTGGAAACCCTATACAACATAATAATTACCCACTTTCCTCATGCAAATATTTACATAGCATCGAAAACCCATGGTGCTTTTGAACTTTCGATAAAAGAATACAATCCCTTCTCCTTTGAAGAAATATTGTGAAATTATTCCATATTTTCATTTAAATTACGAACGCATAACAACCTCAGCTCCTTGGCGAGCCTTTTCAGCCAGCACAACATCTAACTCTGAGGTAACCTCATCTGCCGGCACACTGCGATCCCGCAGGTACACCCTCACCTCCGCCTCCATCTCACATACTCGCAGAGACACCTGGCGGCCAACTGGCGCGGCGCGGACGGGGTTATTCCGCAGGATGGCGGTCCTCTCCGCCGGCCGCGCGAACTGTCGATCTCCTCCTTCCCCAAGCAACAGAGCAGCTCTCACACCTACTCCCCCTTGCTCTTACGTAGACCCAAGAGTTTCCACCTCAAACCAGCCAAACTGTGATCACATATTGATTTACCGCTTAATTGATTAACAATAAGCCTCATTTGGAGTATGGTTAGTGGTTGGCACCAATGCTGCTGGCGGAAGCACACAGCACACCGGGGAGAGTGGTAGAAATGAGTGGTTATGTTTGGACTCACTTTGGAGTCCTGACGAAGGTCTGCGCAGACGGTCGAATGGTCACCATCACCAATGAATCTGGCTCAACACGCAAGATGAGCATTGAGAAGTACAAAGAAAATGCGGAGGCTGTGTACCACAACTGCTTTTCCTTGATAGGGCGAGCTGTAGATATTCAGACAAGCCAGAACACTGCTGAGTGGAACCCCTATGTGTGGTTTAGTGATATTGCGCAGCACTGACAGCTTCTGATATAAGTCAAACTGCACTGATTTAAACATTTCAAAGAGGACCTATTATATTCTGTTTCTGCTATTCACAACCAAAGATTTTATCGCATTTTTAATGCACTCCACATCATAGTAAGGGAACATAATGAAGTACGATGAATTACAAGTTATTGCAAATGCAATCATCGATTCAAACGATAGATTGATATTGCTCAATCTGATAATACCTCTGTTTTCAATTGCGGGCATTTATTGCGCCGCCTTTATTAAAAAAAGGCTGAATTAGAGGCAATAAACAAAAACTTCCAAAACATTGCCGATCAAAATAGAGCTATAACCACTGATACAGAATTGATAAAAAACCAATTAAGCAAAGGTACTATAGAATATCAAATCAGACTATCTCGATATCATGAAAAACAAATAAATGCGATAGAGAAAATATATGAAAAATTAGCTATTTTGTTTATGTCTTCCAAAAAAATAATTCTAATGAAAGATGATGGCGCAGATGAAAATTTCAACAATGCCGTAACAGCATTTCGCGAAAATTTTGAAATTGAAAAACTTTGGTTAGATGCATCGATTAGTAATGAAATAGAAGAGTTTGCTATAGAGATAGACAAACAGGTTAAATTGTACCAAGGCGCAACATTCATCGCTGGATTAAAAAACCTAAATGAATCTCAGATTGCTCAGGCTTATAATAAACAAGATAATTTTTATAAATTTACTGTGAGTACGTCTAATACGCTGAAAAATAAATTAGAGAGTCAATTAAGATCTTATTTATCACCAGAGAAAAGCACCTAACAAATCGTCCCAGATAGATTTAGCAATCTCTTACATTAAAATTGTATTTTTTTGTTTGGATTACACCTTAGTCTTGCTATCACACAGCCCAATCTGTAGCAATACAGTGGGCTGTATTTGGCATCCCTTAGTCCTATCTCGATACTCCTCCCGTTACACTCACTCCTTGGTGAGCTTTCTCGGCTAGCACCTGCTGCAGCTCCTTGGCCACTGCATCGACAGGCACTAATCGATCCCTCTGAAATACCCGCGCTTCGGCAATCACCTCGCAAGCCCTAATCGATAGACAGGAGCCTCCCTGGGCAACCGTGGCAGCAGGGGTAGCTTTCACAATCACGGCCCTCACCTCCGCTGGCCGTGGTGCAAACTGCCGTTCGGCATCCTCCCCAAGCTGCAGCACCGCCTCGCGAATCTGCTTCGCATTGAAGCCCCTGAGCATGCTCCCCCAGGCCAGCGCCACGCCACGGGCATTGCCGTCCAGCTGGTTGGCACTCGCTGGCCAAAGTCCGGCCATCAGCGGCAGCAGCTCCTCGGCTAGGAACACCGACATGCGGGCGCTGACCTGCAGCGCGTCCCCTGGTGCGCTCAGGGCCGTCGCCTCGTCAGAGCGGAGTGCTGTCGTCATAGACCCCCTCCCCGACTCCCTGAGTGCCTTAGCGGCCTGCTGGGCCGCCTGTAGGTTTTCCAGTGGCTTGCGCTGCGCAGTGGTACGGAACGAGCTGGCAGCCCGGCGTATCCAGTTGCGCCAGGTCTTCTCCCAGTCCAACTTGACCGCCTTGGCGCCGGGCAGCGCCTGCCAGTAATCCGCGAACGTGGCTGCCTCCAGCAGGATCCGCGCCCTGGGGAGCCCTGTCTCCTGGAGAGCCCACCTCCCCCACTCGCCAGGCAGCACCCAGTCACTCGGCAAACGGGTACCTCGTCGTGGCGGCCCACTGTCTGGGCGTTTGTCCCCCTGGGGGGATACAGGGGGGATCTTTGGTTCAATGACTGGATCTAAAGAGTGACTGATTCTATGTGCAGCTCCTGCACCACCCCCTAGTGCAGCGCCTGCACTACCCTGGTGAATCTCCTGCACCTCTGGATGTGCAGCTCCTGCACTATCCAATGTCAGCACATAGACGTTCGATCTCTTCCCTTGAGGCCCTACCCGAGATTCCTTAGTCAGGAGCCCCGCGTCACATAGCGCATCGATATGATTAATCACTGAGCGCCGGGAGATCTCACACTGATCTGCAATGTGTTGGTACGACGGCCAGCATTCGCCAGTATCGCTGGCGTTGTCCGCCAGCTTGATCAGCACCAACTTCCGAAGTGGATTACCCACCTTGATGCTCATGGCCTTGGCCATCAGTAGCATGCTCATGCCGCCACCTCCATTGCCACTGCCGCGGCGACCACAGGCCCCCATTGCGTGGCCATTGCATCAGCCCACCCTTGGTAGGTTTTGGCGCGCGCCATGGCACGACCTTCCCCGGGGCTCAGCCTGTTCTGGCCGCTATCGGTTTGGTTACCCCAACGCGGCAGTGCCTTACCACTCGGTTGTGGAACCATGCGAGGTTCAACTAGGTGTGTTGGAAGAAGATCCGGCAGCCCCTTGAGGGCCAGTCCTGTGGCCTTGCTTGCGTCGTGCCCATATTGATGAGGCTGAATTACCTGGGTTGGGAAGTTTGAACGGAACCCATACCGGGTCAAATCGAGGCGCTTATTGATTGCACCGATCGCTGGATTCTCGATGGCAATGAACGGGATGGGGGCCGCTGCCAGTGCTTCGACAAAGATCAGAGCCATCTCACGCGCTGCACGCCGGGCCTGGCCCACGAGAGTGCCCTGCTTGACCCGCTGATGATACGGGCCATCCCCATATGCCCACTCTGCAGAGCAGGTCAGGAAGGTACAGTCCGGATGGGCGATCATGAGGTCCCACCCCCACCTCATCACACTCAGGGCATCCCCACGGATATGCGGCCCCGGGACCTCAGAATCCACCAGGTCACACGACCACGCATCGTGGCCGGCATTGATGAAGGCATCGCGGATGACTCCAAATCGTTCACAAGCAATGAGCACCTTCATGCCGCCACCTTCCCTTTCTTCTTATCTTCCCTCGCCTGCTGGCGCTGTTTCTTCTGGACCAGCTTGGCCATGCGCTTGGCGACCCGCAGACACTCCGAGAACACGGCCCCCTTCCGGAAACCTGAACTCTTCTCGTAGTGGCTGACAGCCTCCTTACAGGCCAGGTGGGTAGCTTCGGCAGAGAAACCGTCAGCGAGCAGAAGTTTGCGAACATGGCGCTCGATGAACTCCTTAGGATGCATGAAGCACCTCCTGCTCGGTGTAGGCGCAGGCCGGGCACTCAAATGCGTGGTCATCGGTACTGGATCGCAGTTCACTGCCGCATCGCGGGCAGTGGTCGAGATCATGAGGCAATGGGTGGCCCCCATGGGCCATGGTTGAATTGGTCATTGGCTGGGTCCTGGTTTGTAAAGCCCGGTGGTGAGGCGGGCCAAGGAAATTAGGCGCTAGGCTGGTTCTCGGCGCGTTCAAGGGTGCGAGCCTCAAGCTCGCGGGCCAGGCGCAGGGCCTGCCGGTCGGTACCGGCGGCGTGGGCAGTCGAAATCAGCGGCTCATCGAGGGCCAGGGCCAGCTCATGCATGACCGATTTCAGGATGATGTTGTCCCGATCGCTGACATGCTGGGAAGCCGGGCGCGGCGGGCGGAGTTGCGTGGTCATGGGTTACCTCCCGAGGACGAAGTTGATGAGTTTTTGCAGGGGGCGAAGGGGGCGCTCCTCGTTGTAGGTGGCCTCGTCTTCCGGGCTGAACTGGAGCAGGCCACGCTCGGGAAGGCCGGAGCCGTCCAGAATCTCCTCGACGGTCACGGGCGGATATCCCTGTTCAAGCAGGCTTCGATTGGCCCGTTTCACGGCCCTCGCCAAGATTTGTGGCTCATGTTGAGATATGGCCTTGAGCAGGATCAGCAGCGAGGTGCGGGCAAATGCGGTTTCGGTCATGCGCAGTTCTGCGCCGACTTCCTGCCACACCTGGCGCTGGCCCGGGGTGCCACGCACCTTCAGCGGTGACAGCGTGTCGAGTTTTTCATGATCGGGGAGCGATATTCTTCCCATGGAGTTGGTCCTCTGTGTTGGGTGGAAAAACAGGCCGGTGGTTAGGCGGCCTGCTGGGAGTCCTTTTGAACAGGACGGTAATCTTCCAAGCCGAAATCCAGCTTTCCGCCTGACTTGAAGTGGATGCGGGTTGCAAACTGCTCTGGGATGACTTCAGGCCATTCGGACACAGTGCTTTTGCCTGCACCAAGCGCCCGGGCAAGAGCGTTATTGCCGCCAAAGAAATTGATGGCGTCCTGTTTTTTCATTGGTCAGGGTCCTTTGTTGCTCCCTTGAGTAGAGGCGCCATTTTGGTTCGCTTTTGCGAACAAGTCAACCATCGACATTCCGGACATGTAATAGGTGAAAATACATCTGTGTTTTAATTAGCGAACGGGAACGACATGACCTCTTTTAGAGATCGACTGGAATACATGATGAAGGAGCGTGGCTACAAGCAGGCTGACCTGGTTCGCAAATCAGGGATCAGCAAGGCCGTGATCTCCGTCCTGCTGTCGGACCCGTTAAAAGACTTGCGAGTGAGTAGCCTTCTCTCTATTGCCAAAGCCCTTGGCTGTGACCCGCTTTGGCTCTACACCGGCAAAGAAAGTGGTACCTACGTGACCGACACCAACCTCGGGAAAGTACCTGTATGGGAGATGTCAGAACTGGGGAAGCATCCGTCTGATGCGCTCTCTACCCTGGATAGCGGGCGCCATATATTTAGCGAGTTGGACGGGCAACTCATTGGAGTGGTTGCCAACGATGACAATCTCGCTGGCTCCGGCATTAAGACTGGTGATATCTGCGTAATTGACTTGGCAGACAGAACCCCCAGTCATGAAGACATACTTTTGGTCCAGTTGGGTGACAACAAGCAGCGCAGGCTTCTCAAAGCCCTTGATGGCCTATCAGGCATTAGCCTCGTAACAGATGATCAGCGTCTCGGCACTGTGCCAATCAAAGATGCAATTGTTTATGGTCGGATGGTTGAACTACGTCGTGACGTAAAGGAGTAACCTGCCCCTCCCCCCATCAAGCCCGCTTCACGCGGGCTTTTTTGTGCCTGTCATTTAGGGGCGACGGCACCGCTCTCAAAAAAAGTTCGCTTTAACGAACATTTTTCATTGACGCTTACGTTCTCGAAGATTAACCTTCACCTTGTTCGGTAAAACAATCGAATCGCTCACATCTTGAGCGCAAACAGAACCAAACAGAGGACCAACTCATGAAAGTGAATGACCAAGTGCAATACACCAACCCCCGTACCCGCGTCTCCGTGCCGGCCGTGATCACCGACATCACCGACCTCGGCAAACGCCGCGGGGGTGGCCTGTTCTACACCGTCAAGACCGAGGCGGGTAAGGAACACCGGGCCCGGGCAGCCAGCTTGCAAGCGGCTGCGTAACGAGTCGCTCCCGCCAAGAGCGGGGGCACTCAACCGCATGAGCATTGGCTCAGTGTTCAACCGGTTGAGAAGCATCATCGACAACCAGCAACAGGACCCAGCCCCTGACCAGGGCAGAAGTGAGGCGCCTGACCAGCGCGTAAGAACGACAAAGCCCGCACAAGGCGGGCTTTGAAGGACTGGGGTACCACCCCAATCGGATGTTGCTAGGGGACCAACCCTAGCAACAGGACCCAGCATGACGAATCACGTGGGAATTAGCGAGGACCAACTCGCCAACAGGAGTGAATGTACCATGACCAAGCGCATTTTTTCCAGGGCCGCGAAACGTGCAGACCAGATTGTAACTGCCATCGCTGACCGCCTGAACGGCAACGCCGCCCGCCGCCGAGCCATCAAACAGCGCCTGCATCTAGCCATGATGGCCACCGAGCAACACCACATCGTCGCCGCCCGTGCTGCCCAGAAGCGCACCGCCGGCATCACCAAGCACAGCCCCCTCCTCCACTGGCGAGCCGAGTTCCACCGCAACGCCGTCTGACCCGGGTCTGGCGCTTCCCTCATAGCGCCGTAGCCAAAGCCTCTTTCTCAAGCACCGCAAGGATGCTTTGGCTTCGCTCACGCCAAATTCGGCTGGGCCTGCTCTTTAACAACATGGAACCGGCTCACAACCACGAATCCCGATGCCGGTAGGGATGCGCCGATACCCCGTTCAATCCGGAAGGCGGTGCGTGAACGTGAACGGTGGCCACTGGCAACAGTGGCCAGCCTGGAGCCCCTTGCATCAGGGGGTTGCAGGCTGATTTATCTTACTCCGGAGGGGACTAACCAGCTCACAAAATGAACCTGCTAGGGGCACAAAACATTGCTTTTATGGTATTAAAAAAAGATACTGATAGTGTCAATGTAACCTCAAGTTACCCGTTGACTGGAGAATATATGAACAATTTACGTAACATCCTGTCTGGATTTTCGAGCCTTTTTACTGGCTTCCAGCCTCGTTCCTATGCCCATTCAAATGGGTTTAAAGAAGATGCCGAGAACCTAAGTAAAGACGTGAAGATTCTCGGTCGGGACTTCACCAAGAGTGCCAATACCGTCTATGGCAAAGCAACATCAGATGCGAGCAAAGAGCGCTAACGGCAGCGAAGTGGCCGTCAGCTCGCACGATTCAGATTCACCTATTTTACCAGTGGCTCAACTTGAGCAACTGCATACCTTCCGACCTGATCTTGTCGATTTTGTTGTGGAACAGACCAAGCTCGAAGCTGAGCACCGTCGAGCCAGAAGTAGACGAGTTGACCGATACATATTGAGCGAACGACTATTCGGCATGTTATGCGCCGTTGCCGTTTGCATGATCGGCGTAGTTGGCGGTGGGTATGTCGGCCTTCACGGCCAACCTTGGCTAGGTGGCACCATAGCCACGGCAGCACTCGGTACTCTGGCTGTTGCATTTATTAAACGCCAACCGTAATTAAATTGTCTTACCGAAAGCCCAGCACCCGCTGGGCTTTTTATTGCCTTATTCAACCATCCCAGTTCACCACCCCCCCGGCCCTCGAGCCGGTTTTTTTGTTTGCACCACCACAGGACCCAGACCATGAAAAAGCGTACCGACCAAAGCAACCTGACCATCCCTCCGCTCAATGATGCTTGCCGCAAGCGCCTGCGCCAGTTGCGTGAACGCCTCGGCTTCAGCCGGCCGGAGTTCGCCGACAAGTTGGGCATCCCGGCAACCACGCTCAAGAACTACGAGCTGAACTACCGGGAAATCAGCGGCGGCACCCTGCTGTTGATAGCACAGCACCCCGAGCTTTCGGCCCACTTCGCCTGGCTGACGACCGGCCAAGGTGAAGGACCCGTGACGCAAGGCTAAACCCGCAAGAGGAGCTCGCAATGCCACTTCAGACGGATAGAGACGAACCACTGCTTATCTTCCAGCTCACAAGTCGTGACGGGAGAGTCATCAACATCTACAGCAATGGCTTCATCGATGGCGATGGGGCTGCGGAGTTCAACTTCGTCAGGAACTACTTCACCCCTCGGTTCGATGCAATCAGAGGGTTACTCGCTCGAGTGAAGGACAGAGGGATCCCCGATGACGAGCTTAAGCGAATTTTCGCTGGCTTTTGAGGGCATCTCGCAAGGAACCGCCTTAAGCGCCAACGCTATCGGTTCAAACTCATCAGACAGAAAGTATGTCACCTGCTTATGGTCGTCACTGAGAACCGAGAACACCTTGTGCCCAACAGTGCCCTGAGCAATTAACACACTGTCCCACTCAGTAATTCGCTTGTGTTCAGCACCGCTAGTGCTGTCCGTAACCACCTTAAACCACGCCATAACCCCCCAGCAAATGAAGCGCCAAATGATTCCAAGTTAACGTTTCTTGCTGGCGATTACCACCAGGACCCAGACCATGAAGCCACTGACCGAAGCCCAGATGATGGGATTTCGCGGCTCAATGCCGCCCCGCACCCAGCATCGCTACAGCGTGACCGTCGAACCCGGCGCAGCAGAGCGCCAGCTTGCCCACCAACGCACTGCAACCCGCCGCGCCATCGAGGAGTATCACGAACGGCGCACCCTGCGACTGGAAATGGAGATGTAGCCATGACCAACGAAACAGCTCTTCTCGCCCTGCTGGAAAGCCGCGAGGCCGAGGCCAGCGCCAGGGCTGAGTGGATTGCCGAGTGGAGCGAAGAGAACCTGCCACTGTTGCTGGCCGGCCAGCTCGATACCGACGCTGCCACCTTGCTCGCGGAAGTGAATGCCGAACGGGCGACCCAACTCAACCAGGCCATTTACCTGCTGATGGTGTCCGGTGACAAGGTGCCGCTCACCCTGCAAATCCAGCAGGTAATGAATGCCGGGCTCAATGCCCTCGCCCAGGAGGCCTGGAGTAACCATCTTGCCGCACTGCACGACGCCATGAGCGCCGAGCAGTGGGAGCACTACCAGCAAAGGAGCGCAGCATGAATGCCATCGCCGACACCTCCGCCGCACCCCCACTGGGCCGGGTGTTTGGCCTCTCCAACGAGGAGTACCACGCTGGCCCCGGGGTCAGCAAAAGCCAGCTCGACCAGATCGCCGAAAGCCCGGCTACCTATATCTGGGCCAAGAACGCCCCGCTCGACCAGGAGAAACTCAAGGCCTTCGACATGGGCAGCGCCATCCACTGCCTGCTGCTGGAACCAGACGAGTTCGAAAGCCGCTTCATCATCGCCCCACCGTTCAACCGCCGCACCAACGCTGGCAAGGCTGAAGAGGCCGAGTTCCTGGCAGGCTGCGCCGAGCTGGGCAAGACGGTGATGGATGCCGAAGAAGGCCGCAAGCTCTACTTGATGCGTGACAGCGTGATGGCCCATCCGGACGCCCGCTGGCTGCTGGAGCAGGAAGGGCACAGCGAGGCCTCCTTCTTCTGGATTGACCCCCAGACCCAGGAGCTGTGCCGGATCCGCCCCGACCGCCACCTGAGCAATCACCCCGTCATCATTGACGTGAAGTCGGTGGACGACATGAGTCGCTTAGAGCGCCACGTCGAGGAGTTCCGCTACCACGTTCAGGACGCCATGTACTCCGAAGGCTTCCACCGGGTGATGGGCGAGCAGCCGGAATTCGTGTTTCTGGCTGTCAGCACCAGCGTGAACTGTGGCCGCTACCCGGTGCGGGTGCGGCCCCTCCCCGACGACTGGAAGGATGCGGGCAAGGACCTGTTCCGCCGCGACCTCCAGCGCTTCCATGACTGCCGGGTCAACAACGACTGGCACGACTTCAAACCCCTCCAGCGCCCAGCCTGGGCGACAAGGAAAGCAGCATGAGCAACATCACCAGTATCAAGCAGCAGGCGGCCGATAACTTCGCCGCCCAGTTCCCCATTCTCGTCCAGCGAGGCATCGACGAGCCGACCTGGAACGCCCTGTGCAACACCATTTACCCGGGAGCCAACCCCGATTCGGTGGTCATGGCTATCGACTACTGCAAGGCGCGCGGCCTGGATATTCTGCTCAAGCCAGTCCACCTCGTCCCCATGCAGGTAACCGATGCCCGCAGCAAGGAGAAGGTCTGGCGGGATGTGCCGATGCCCGGGATCGGCATGTACCGGATCCAGGCCGATCGCTCCGGCAACTACGCGGGGGCCGACGAACCCGTGTTCGGACCGGATGTGACCGAGGAGTTCCAAGACCCCTACAACCAAAGCGCCAAGATCAAGGTCACCTACCCGCAATGGTGCAAATACACCGTCTTCAAGATGGTCAATGGCCAGCGGGTTGCCTTCCACGCCCTGGAGCGCTGGAAGGAAAACTACGCCACCCAGAGCGGCAAGACCGAGTGCCCCAACGCAATGTGGCGCAAGCGGCCCTATGCCCAGCTCGCCAAGTGCACCGAGGCGCAGGCGCTACGCAAGGCCTGGCCGGAGATCGGTAGCGAGCCCACCGCCGAGGAGATGGAAGGGAAGGAGATCATCATCAACGAGATCCCCGGCAACCAACCGCAACAGGGGGTACCCGCAAAGAGTCGCACCCTGGATGCCATCCGCGCCCAGGGCACCGAACCGGTCACCCTGGAGCACGAACAGGTGGCCGAACCCGCCCAGGCGGACCACGCCAATGCCTACGCCGACCACTGTGCCGCCATCGAAGGGTCCTGTGATACCGCTGAGTGGCAACAGGCCTACACCACCGCCTGGACCTGGGCCAACGAAACCGGCGACCAGAACATCATCGCAGGTATCAAGCAGATCGCCGGCGAGCGCAAGAAGCAGCTCAGTGCCGGGCACAGCGCCCAGCAATAACCAACAAGGCCCGCTCACTGCGGGCCTTTTCGTACCCAAGGACCCGCCATGACCGAACAAGCCACTGTCGATAAAACCAAAACAGACAACACCCAGGCCCAACTGGTTGTCATCGAACCCACCACCGCCGTCACCCTGTTCACCGAGGGCCAGGGCGTGGCTGAACTTCTGGCCGATATTCGCCAGAAGGCAACCAGCCTGGTGCCGGACATCACCACCGCCAAGGGCCGCAAGGAGATCGCCAGCATCGCCCACGCTGTCGCCCGCACCAAGACCTACCTGGACGGGCTCGGCAAAGAGCAAACGGACAAGTTCAAGGAGATCCCCAAGCGCATCGACGCCAACCGCAAACAGATCCGCGACACCCTGGACGCCCTGAAAGATGAGGTGCGCGCCCCGCTCACCCAGTACGAAGCGGCAGAGGAAGCCCGGGTGGCAGCACTGCAATCCCGACTGGCCCGCCTCAATGAACTGGGATCCTCTGCCAGCATCGAGATCGCCGCCGCCGACCTGCAGGTCATGCTGAATGAGGTCGAGCAGAACGCCCTGGACGACACCTGGCAAGAGCTGCTGCCACAGGCGACCGTCGCCAAGGAGCTCGCAGCCAAGCGCCTCGGCGAGGCCCTGGCTGCCCGCCATAAGTTCGAAGCAGAGCAGGCCGAGCTGGAGCAACTGCGCCAAAAGCAGGCAGAACAGGATCGCATCGACCGCGAGCGCCTGATAGCCGAGCAGGCGGCGGAGCAAGCTCGCCGGAGGAAGAGAATCGCCAGCGCCTAGAGCGTGAAGCCGCCCAGCACCGCGAGCAGGAGGCCCAACGCCAAGCCGTGGCCGCCCGTGAGCGCGAAGAACAAGCCCGACGTGATGCCGAAGCCGCCGAGCTGGCCCGCCAGCAGGCCGAAGCCAACGCTGCTCGCCAGGCGGAAGAGGCCGCCGCTCGCGCTGCTGAGCAAGAGCGTCAGCGCATCGCCGACGAGCAGCGCCAGAAAGCCGCAGAGGATGCTGCACGCGCCGCCGATATGGAGCACCGCCACACCATCAACAACGCCATCCTGATGGACCTGATGGGCCTGGGGATCGAAGAGGGCAAAGCCATCAACCTCATCAAGCACATCGCTGGCAACAAGATCGACCACCTGACAATCAGCTACTGATGACACGGTTCCAAAAGGAGAGGTTCCAATATGGCAGACTACCGTGGCTCCACTACCCCCACCGGCACCCGGGACATGACCCAGACACCGCTCTGGCTGTTCCGGGCGCTGGATCTGGAATTCAACTTCGCCCTTGATGCCGCCGCACTGCCGGAAACGGCGCTCTGCGAGAAGTACCTGACACCGGATATCGACGCCCTGAGCGTGGACTGGGGTGACTTTATCAGCCCGTCAGTGCGCTCGCCTTGGGCATGGCTCAATCCGCCCTACTCCGATATCGGACCGTGGGTGGAAAAAGCCATCGAGCAGCAGGGGCGCGGCATCGGCACCGTCATGCTGGTCCCCCAGGACACCAGTACAGAATGGTACCCCGGTGAGCGCGCAAGCGAGGTCCGCCACATCACTGGTTACCACGATGAGAACGGCAAGTGGCGCAACGGCCGGGTGAGCTTCATCAACAAGGCAACCGGCGAAGAGATGAAGGGAAACCCCAAGGGCTCCATGCTCCTCATCTTCGCCCCCAACTGGCACGGCGAATGCCGGATCCGCGATGTCAGCAAGCTCACGCTGCTGCTTGCCGGAGCTGAGCCCATCAGCGCTGCCGCCTGATACCCCCAATCCATCCACCGCCAGCCACACAGAAACGGTGGATAAGTCGAGGAACCCCATGAAAGCCACTGAAAACCCCTACTGCGGTGCAGTAGTCATCGGGTTGGGCGTCGTCATGCCCGATCCCAAGCAGTCCGGCAAGTTCGTTCTGCCAGGCGGCATCACCTGCGACCGGCAAACCGCCGAGGCCGCAGCCAAGAAGATCCACAACCTGCAGACAAAGAGTCACCACAGGTTTAGGAGGTGAGCCGTGCGATTCCGCGAGCCCATCATCCAGCAAGGGCTGACCCTCATCGAAGCCGAAGAAACCCGCGCCAGATACCTACACATCAACCCCGGCGCCCGGGTCACCATCGACAGCCAACCAGATAATCCCCAGCTCAAGACCCTGATAGCCCACCTCCCCGTCCAGCCCCTCCGGCAGGTGCTGGCGCCTGGCTTTATCGGGTACCGCGGCTGGCGGGCATGACAAGAGCCCCGGCAAGTCCGGGGCATTAACGCCTGCCCTGTTCGGTGTCATAATGGCCCCATTTTTAAGCAGGGAAGAATG